TGGCTTTGTGTAAATTGGTGCTGCAATAGTTGGACGAGAGGCTTCAACCGCTTGGGTCTCTACTACCTCTGTCGCAACAGTTGTTTCAGGTGTTGTGTTTTCCACAATTTCCTCATTTTCTGTTTTGGTTTCGGTTGGTTCTGCCTCTGCGCTTGACGCAGCGACTGAAGCGACGCCGGCACTTGGAAAAGCCGCAGCCTGAACAAGGCTGACTTCCATGAGACGGGCGGCACTAACTCTATAAATTCCGTTACTGTTTTTTCCTTTTAATACTTCAACTCCGACACTTAAACCGGAACGAAGGTTTTCACTTGCCTCGATGAGGCTATCAGTTCCCCGAGTTGTATTGCTAACTTTAAACTCAGCGTAAATACCTGACTCATCCTCGTCAACTTTTTTCATTCTACCAATTGGAGATTTTGGGTCATGCTCAAGTAATAATTTTATTTTACTTGGGTCATCTATTTGAATTGAACCTTTTTCGAAAATTACTTTACCAACTGAAGTTTGACCGATTTCATTTTCAAACGGCACAATCTTGCCAGCAATTATCCGACGAGACTCTGAAGCCTCTAAATCTGCACTAAAGTTAATTATTTCCATTGGGTGATAATTCCTCCATTTCTCTTGCTTCCTCAACAGTAATCAAATTGAGTTGAAGCATTTTCTCAATGACTGTTAATCTTTCTAATGGGTTTGCTCTTAAAAATCCGGAATCCATGTCAAACGCAATAAATTGAGTTTGCGCTGAAAGATCATCCATACTAAAACGCGCCTCTACCGCCGATACATAAGGTTGCAGGGATAGCGCAACGAATTGACGCCTCTCGTCTTGAACATTGGCATAAGTCATTGAGGTATTTTGGTCTGCACTAATATAGTAAGCCGGAACATTGCACAATCTTGAAATTTGCGTTGCCATGTACTGTTGGGCTTCGTTGTACATCATGTCTTTTGGACTAAATGAAGTTGCTTGGTATTCTAAAGACGAAGTTAAATAAGCGGTTGCTCTTTCTGCTCTACTGCGACGCCATGCAGCCAATAATCCGGCAACTTCCTTTTCGCCAAGGTCTGCACCGTTATTTTTTAAAATACCTGAAGGAATTGGAGTTGCTGCGGCGTTTGCTGCGGCTTTCTCTAAATCGATTGCTGCTCTTAAAATTCTTGAACCGGCATGTAAAATTCCATCAATCGGCGATTGTATTGTTACTAGTGAGCCAACTCCACTCATCGGTCTTTCGCGTCCATCTACGGTGTAGAAATCTACAAAAGTGTTTAATTTATTTAATTGAACTTGAACTCTAGTGTTATTAACAAAATCAAACCTTGAAGGTCTGTTGTCATCTTGGTAAACTTCAGTTACCTCTAAATAGGCTGTTCCATAGAAAAGCAATGCGTCAACAATGGCGGTTAAAATTACTGTATTAGGTGCAGACTTAGAAAGTTGGTTAACCCAAGGTAAATTTGGTAATTCCTCTTTAGTTGCCTTGGAATAACTTTTTAGTTCCATCGTGCCAATTGTTGTTGCGATTAAATTGCGGCAGCGCATGACGGCGGGAACGGAAATCGCTTCCTCGCGTCCGACTGATTGAAACGGAGTAAACTGAGAATAAAAATTAAACGGGTCAGAAACTACCGGTGGCGCAAGTTGCGCAGTTATTTGAGGTTTAGGCTGTAATCCGATTAAATCGCGAAAAAATCCCATTAGACAATTATAGCACCAATTTAAACATAAATCTTAGGTACTGAGATAGGTTTGCTCAACATGTGGACACACATCGCAGTACTAATTGAAGCGGCGACACATCCCGCGCTTTTGCGTCTGATAATTCTCCAGCCCGCGTCATTTGTTTTGGCTGCGCAATTATTCATTGAGTTTACCCATTCCGGTTGACCCGAATGAATGAGCCTCAAATTGGAAAGACTGTCCGCAAGTTCTCCGCAAGCCTGATAAAACGCTTGACCGCTAACATCTATTAGTTTATGACCTGATTGCTCTAACTTTTGAGCAATTGAGGCAGTTGCGTACTTATCATAAGCAATTTGAACAGGACGGTACTTCATAGCCCAATCATGAATTGAACTTGCCATTTTAACCTCATCGATTGCCACTTCAGAACTGAAGGTTTCCATTACACCAACCGCAATCTTGCCATCAATGATTTGAGCAGCGACCAATGCCCCAGTTCTTTTACTTGGACTAACATCGAATGCCATTACAGTCATTGCGCCAACTGGCAAAACTAAATCTGAGACTGAGGTTGCTTCAATAGAACCAAAAGTCCAAGGCGAAACCTGAGAGTCAATCCACATACATAAAGTTTCAGTTAAAGTGGCTTCAATTGAGTTAGTTGCGATCGATTCCTCGATTGCTTCCTCGGTTACGGTATAACCCAGCGCAGGGTTAGCCATTGCCCAAAATTTACGGTTTCTAATGTCTTGCCTTGCTGCTAATGGTGCTGAGTACTCCCAAAACCCAAAAGTCTTTGAAGGGTAATCCATTGCCCTTTCTCTTAAATCATTTAAGACGGTGCTGAAGGCGTCACCTGCGTTTGAGGTAAACAATGTTTGCGAATTAGGTCTTGCCCTAGTTACCGGAACAGCCGCTTTAAAGGCTTCCTCACTAATCTCGCGTAACTCATCAATATAAAGGAAATCTGCGGTCTTGCCTCGGCTACCGTCTCGAGTTGCTGCAACGATCTCATAACGAGCGCCATTTAATAAAGTGATTGATTCTTGACCATTGGCATAACGAATGCGTCTTACTTGCGCTTTTAGAAAATCATTATCCTCAATCGTATTAGCAACCTGCCTAAAGGTATCCAATGCCATGTTTCTATTAGAGGACATTGCGATTATGTTCATTTCTCCAAAAAGGAACAGACCAGCCAAGATACGCATTCGGGCAAGGTGAGTCTTACCGACTTGGCGAGCGCATAACAACAAATTCGACTTTCTCACGAATTTATTCTCACTATCGACGGAAAGCATGTCGGAAAGTACATAATGTTGCCAAGGCAGTAAAGGCATTCCAATTTTCTCAGCAAGTTGAGCCATTTTGAGCGGCGGGGTCTGAATGCGTGGTTTTGTGTTCCCAAGTATGGGCTTTTTTGTTAGCCCTCGTTGCGCCGGTTTGCGTTTGGCTTTTGAAAGTTTTTGTTCGGTCGTCATGGCTTTTCAAAAGGCGACGAAGGTCGCTCGGTTACCGTCTCAGGGAGAGAAGGTTCTGAAAAGGCAGGGGGGGTAGACCGCTGTGCTAAAAAAACAGCCTCATCTTGATCTTTTTTCTGTATATTGCACCGTCTACACGCAGCAACAAGATTGTCCAACGTATCTTCCCCGCCCTTGACTTTTGCAACACGATGATCCACTTCATTAGCCACATCACCGCAGTAAGCACACGTATAAGCATCACGTTTGAGTACCTGTAACCTTATCTTCTTCCAATGGCTTGTAGCTCTATATGGCTTTAATGCCATCCCTTACGCTCCCAATGTGCATAAGCCTTACACGCATTACCTTGATAGCGATGCTTTATGTATTTGATATGAGTATCTATTTGCTTATAAGGGCTAAGTGTGCCATACCATTTAGATCGCATCTGACCTAAACCATAATGGCTACCATTTCTAGCCTTATAGTTCCATCTACTTTCGTGATGTATCAGATAGTTGTAGCATTGAAACTGTTCCCAACTCATTTGATTGTATGCATATAACTTTATGTTCATAACGTGAAGTGGCTTTTGTTTAGCATTTGTATAACTTGTTCCGGCAACGCTATGTGTCATTGCTAACGCCAAAATGACAATAGAGCGCCCCAATGCTCGCCGCGCGGCGCCGCTGCCTTTCAGGCGGCGCGAGCGTCTGAGCATACCAAGCGTGTCAAGTCTATTTACAAAACCGCAGGTCAGATGGCGTGTCGCGTTTCTAATTGTCGACATTTGAGCAAGACTCACATTTCTCACGTTGACCGTAGATCCATAGTCCACAGCCTGTGCATCGGTGAATTAGTTTGGATTCAGTAGCCATTAGCCTTGAGTAAGTAAACAAGATCTTCAACTCGGAGAACTGCCACCCAATCATCGATGGCAGCTTCCCCTTGACCGTTTAGGCGCATGACGGCTACGCCTAGTCCCTTGGTCTTGCGGTCTTTCAGCTGCTGCATTGTTGCCTTAGGATCAAACTTAGACCGGGCTTTGACTTCAATATCTAATCCGTCAATGCCTTGAATATCTGATCCTGCTGCACCTGATCCGACCTGATGGGCGTGTGCCCATCCATGATCACGCAAATATTGTGCTAATATTCGCTCGCTTTCGCGTCCTCTTACCTTACGCGATTTGCTCACTAGTTTGTCCTCACATGACAGGTGCGACACTCGCACGGCTTACTTGCCCCCGCAAGTATAGGCTCATTGCAATTGTCGCACACGTCTAATCGTGCGTCTAATACCAACATTATTCATCACCTGCCTTTTCGAGCATATCTTCCCAACACACCCGGCATATATCGATCACTTCATCATTGTTGGTCAGGATTGTCCGCAATGGAACTGTTTGTAAGCACACATCACATGCTAATTGTTTGATGCGTACTTTCTTTTCATAGCGCGATTCACACGCCGTACATAAATCCGTTACAAGCAATGCCATGAGCTTGCAGCCTAAACATTGTGCGATTCTCATCCGGCAACCAACCCTTCATCTTCCGGTCTGAAATGCCATTTCCCACTAGCATCTATCACCATCCACAACATCTTGCATTGTTCGGCTTTGCGCTTCATAGGAAGACTGCAACCCCAACCACGATAAGCACCATGCGTATGGGTGCAGGACTTGTTTTAGAGTCATTAACCTTAGCCATTTCCAGACTGCTTGCTCGCTTTCCCTTAGCAGATAGTCCGAGATTTGCCAAGCATCGTCCAATTGCAGACGTTTCACAATTTTCAAACCAAAAATCACGATCAACGCCACGATCCTTGCGAGCGCCACGCGCATAACCAATAGCGGAAGGTTGAGAATCAAGATAGACACGGTAAGCCATCGCCTTAAATATGACCGTTCCTTTTTCCTCATTGTTCTCAATGAGCTGCGTAGTGATAGCGCCGTCAGGATGCGCCTCGTAGAAGTTGTGGATCCTTGTGTCAACATCTTCATAGTTCTCCAAGTTGAACATCTAGTTTTTCCTTTCCTTGTGCATACTCGATTTGCTCTCGTAGCGTCCAAGTTTTTGAATTCCAATCTTGAACGTAATTAGCGCAAGACTGACAGTAATGTCTGACAATGATTTGGTTGTGCCGTTTTGACGTAATTTGCCAAACGGCTTGTGTTTGTCCCTTCCAATGCGAAGTCCCGTATTGCATCTTGCAGTAATCGCACCAAGTACCTTTCGGCGATCTACCAAGCATCCAGATCATGCCAATCTTTGACTGCGAGTTCTCCCGCAATTGCTGCATAGGCGCAGAAATCCACCCAAGAATCGTGAACTGTTGGAGTTTCCATAATTCTTGCGAGCTTGACCAATGCCATACAGATTGCAACGTCAGCCGGGTCGATTGATGTACCCAAGAAGGTTGCCCAAAGCTTTGAAGTTCTGAGCATTGTTTGGTCGTAATGACCATGCGTGAGTCCTCTTTCAGAAATCGTATCTGCCGCATTAGTCAATAAATCTTTCGCTTTGAACGACTTTGCCTCTGACGTACCCTTTTGCGAACCCATTTTGATAGCCCCTTTGATAAATAGAAATGATTACTGAATAAATGATCCAAAATAAAACAAACAAGCCTAAGCAAACCATGACGATTTGTTCGGCAGTTAAATTATTCGACATCTGCGCTCACCCCATGAACATCAAGGAAATACGCAGCCAAGACTTCACGGCTTAATCTGCCGCGCTCTTGGCTAATGCCTAGCTTTGATTTTGCATACTCACGTATAAAAGATGCTTTTACGTAGTGTTTACCGTCCGTGTATGCACCGGACTTACGATCAAACCTGATTGTCATTTGACACACTCACAACAGGTTTTGCCTTCAAGGTGCATACAATCGATGCCGTTTGCGTAATGCCAGCAACGTTCTAAATGTTCCTCGACTGCCATCCAGCGATCTTCTGGATAAATCCAATCACACTTAATGCAGTAACGTGGATTTCTTACTTTTGTACCGCCCATGATTTTCCTTCCATGACTGACCTTCAGTCATAGATAAAGAATACCCATTTCAAATAGGATTTCAAATCCCTATTCGGCGTGTCTAATTTAGAATTGTCGACATTTCCTGGAGTTAGCCAAATCGCTTTCCTTCAACAATAAAGCTGCCATCACGCTCAACAGGTATGGCAACAGGCTGCACACGCTTACGATCAACGTAAATGATGCCAAAGCCTTTCTGCCAATTCATCGTACCCTTGGTGTAATACGCCTTGGTTTCATCCATCAAATGACCTACTTCAAAACCTGTCAGGATACCCGTTAAAACGCCCCCAGAAGCCGTTGTAAAGGACGAAATGCCCTGCCTGTGGGTGTGACCACATACCACCGACTTTCCATGCCTCTTAGCGGCTTCTAGGGCTGTTAAACCCCCTTGTGGCTTGGTGCTTTGCTCGTCTCCGTGAACCATTACCCAATCCTCATGGAACTGATAGGGCTTGTCGTGGTACTTGATGCCTAGTTCATCTAGGCGTAGGAACCGCTCGATTGTCAGCTCAGGCAAGCCAATCAAGCCGGGTAGGCGCTTGCTTAGGGAGTTGTAGAGTCTTGCGCTGTGGTTTGATCTACTGAGATGTTGAACTTGCAGTTCGGATAAAACTTCGACAGTTCTGTCACGATCTCGACCAATGGTT